TCATCAATGATATCTTCTTCTGGGTAGGCTTCTAACTTAGCCAATTTCAATGACTTATTAATCTTATCTCCTGCTTGCAATAGTTGAAAAATACCCTTTTGGTATTCGTCGTCAAGATTTAGGGTCTTGTCCTTTACAGCATCCATTAACTGTTTTGAAGCAGATACCAGCGTAGAATAGAAGTCTTTAGCAGGGTCTGAGTCCTGTAACCTTATTCTTTCGATAGCATCTGCTTCAGATATTCTATTTTCCTTTAGGAACTTTTGGAGTTTTTCCATCTTTAATAGATTTGATCTTTTTCTTTTGGTTTTCTATTTGCTTCTGTGCTTTGTTTTTAGCCTCATCATTCTGAGTCTGCTCATAGAATTCCCACCAACCGAAAAGTTTTTCAAGTTCTTTTACTTCGTTATTTATATTCGCCATAAGTTTATTGCTGTTTTCCAAAATTCTAAATCAAATTCAAGCATGTCTCCCTCAAGTATTTCCCACTTCAAAGACTTAACTAGTTTGAAAAGGTTTGCCAATGCGTGTAGCTGTGCTACTGAAGGGTTGCTTACATATTTATACTCTCCGTTTACTCCTCCGTGAATTGCTAGGTGAATTTCGGTCTGAGGCCTCAGAACATGAATCTTTCCCTCTCTATCAAGAAAGTGAGTAAACAAATCTTCTTTGTGTCCTAATCCACCCATGTGATAAGTAGGAGTGTCAAGTTTAGGCTTCTTGCGAGCATACTCCAAGACCTCAGTAGCAACTAATCTATCTTCGGGTCTTGTGTATGTCCAATAGACGTAGAGTTTCATAACTTAGACCATACGGGTGGTTGTGCATATGCCGAGTCAGGATGAACAAACTCTTCGTTTGATGAGTTGTGCTGAATCATTTTACTCAAATACCATTGGGCTTTTTTCAAATCTTCAAGTCCACCTTTTTCCTCAAACCGCCAAATGTATTTAAGAATGTTAGCGGTGCACACCGCATCCAATCCTTTTTTATTAACTGTGGCGGCTTCAATTGCATCGATTGCCTCGATTTTGCCTTGTCTATAGTGTGATGGGTTGATGTTGTCTTTCATATTACAAAATTTGTCCGTTGATAATCTTAAAGTTTTCTACGTGAAAAGAAAGGTCTTCGTTTACGGTTACATACGCGAATCCGTTTGCCCATTTGGTGAAAGCATAGGGGCGATAGTCGGGACTCAGATTACAAAGACACCCCATTGACCAAACTCCAACCTGCTCACCTCTTAAATTACTTTCAGAGTGGTGAGAAACTTGATGGTAATGACCAACTATTGTTGAGGCTTTTGCTTTCAGGAACATACCACGAGCAGGGTTTACTGGTGAGAATACACTCTCGCCCAACTCGTGCCCATGAAGGACTGTTAATTTGCCTAAATTAATCATCTCTCTATTCACAGGAATGATTCTGTATTCCTCTAATCGCAACAATGACTCCAAACTGATGTCATTTAAATCAGCCAGCTCTCGTGCATTTCTCAACACATAGGCACGCATGCGCTCCTCGTGGTTTCCTATCTTGTAGAAAATGGCTTGTGTTGGGAACAGCTCTCTCAGGTATTGAAAGAAGTTTCTTCCCATTTCTAATTCTTCTGAAATCTTGGGTCTCCGAATCTCCTTAGAGAAACGAGATACATCGTAACAATCCAAGATATCACCATTAAGAATAATTGTATCTACTTCGTGAGACAATCCATATTCCAAAGCGGCAGCAAGTGCGTCTTCGTCGTGAAAGGGCAAGTGGATATCAGAAAGAATCAGATACTTTCCCTTACCTAAATTCACAGGCTCCATGTTTTCAGCCTTAGATACGATGTTCAGTTTTGCTAATCCCTCTTTTACGGTTGAGTGTTGTATTTCCGTGACATGCCCGGCAGAAATTACATTTTTTAGGTGGTCTTTTCCGCTGGCTCCTTTGTAATATCGAATTGTTGAGCGTGCCATTTCAACGTCAGCAAATAATCCTTCCTCTCGTGTAAAAATCATACTTGCTAATGTTCTGTTTGGCAAGTCAGGGAATTGTGCGATATAGCTCAGTACTATATCTTGCTTTGTGCTTTTCATTTCTTTATGAATATGGTTGCAATGATACCAATTAAAAACGAAATAACCAAGTACCACCAATTGATGATTTCTTCGGTGTGAATTCTTCCTGGAACCTTTACCTCGTAAGGTATTGTATCTCTGTAAGTTATGGTGTCGGGCTTAACTGTTACCCCGAAAAAATCACCTTTTCTTTCGATGATCAATTTTTCGGTGTGAATGATTGTATCGTGTTCAATTATAAATGAATCCTTGTACTCAGGCACCGGTACTTTAACTTCTCTGATGATTGTATCCTTTACGATTACCGTATCGGTCTCGACTAAATACGGATATTTGCGTATCAGTCGGTCATATCTTTTTTTCGGAGTGCCACACGAAATTACCGTAATGCACATTGCGATAAATATTGTTCTTTTCATAGTACAAATATAAGGTTTAACCTTACAGGTTTACTATAAAGCACCCAAAAGGGTACGAAAATGAGCCATATAAGACACTTTATGTGCGTGTTGTGTAGAATTTGTATGATTTATTCATCATTAATGCATTTTGATGCACTAATGAACGACAAAACCCACACTACGGTCAAATAATGTGGGTCTTCTCGGATAATTACCGAACTATGTCCAGTAAATTTACATAAAAACTGGACTTACGACACCTCACATCCCGCACCACCACAAGCGGCTTGGTCATTGAGCTTTGTGTTGTCGCTAATTTCTACAATATTTGCGACATTAAGTTCAGATAGTCCCTTGCTTAATGTTGTGTATTGTTCCTCAGTAATCGTCTCAAATGGAGTCTGTTGGTATGAACCCAAATCCTCAGGAAGAAAAGAGAGACCGTTGTAGAAGTTTTGATTCTCCCACAACCACTCGCCTACTTCTGCCCACTCGTCTTGCTTGATGGTTACAGTTGCGCTTACGTTGTGTGTATTGTTTCCTTTCTTGTGTCCTGGATTAATCCAAGTCTCATGTAAGTACTTTACCCTTTCCAAAAATGACAGGGCGGTCTCAGACTCTCTTGTAATTGCTCCCTTTGGTGCAGCAACAGGAATAGAGATAACCGATTGAGATTGAGGCTTCATAACATCGTCCTCAAGAAGTTCAGGATGGTAAAGAGAAAGGTATGTGTATATCGCCTCGTTTTTACCTACACGTATTCTACGAATGTAATACTCATCATGCCAAGCATGTACGCCCGATGATGTACCGAGTACCAAAGAAGAAGTTCCCGATGGTTTCACGCAAGTAATACGAGCGGCAGAGTTGATTCCAATCTTATTGGCAAACCACTCGTTTGCTACAGCAGCAAATCCTGCGGCCTCACCCAAATCTAATTTCATAACTGCTCCACTAGCAATACCTGTCATACCAATTCCAAGTAACGCTTCTTTCTCAGTAGTCTTTTGCCAAACTGAACGCAAGTAATGAAAATCAGTGTATGATGCCTGAAGAGTACCAATAACAGCAGCGTGATGAACACGAGTATTCAAATCGTCTTGATCAACAATGTCAGAAGCGTTTACTTCTACCAAGTTACAAAACTGAAACGGTTGAAGTGCAATCTCACAACAAGGGTTAGTTCCCATATTTACATCGTTAGAGAAGTAAAACCCAGGCTCACCACTATTACTCAACTCAACCTTTTTCCAAAGATTTAAGAAAGACTCCTTATCAACTACTCCATTTCTCTCAATGACTGCGCTGTTGTTAGCACGACCACGCTGAGGATTCAACTCCCACCAATTACCAAACTTGCAGGTCAACATATCCTCATCATTATAATCAAACAAGGCAATCATTGCAGATCTACGAATACCACCGCTCAATACAGCATCAGCAATGTGACAAAGGATATCGTGACAATCAACCGATGTCAATCTTTCTCCGTCTTGCTTGCGGTCAAATATAGCCTCAATGTGAACTAAGCACATCTTCAACGGCTCAGAACCAGGAGCGATGCCTCCACCTGTTTTAATTGGTTCTCCCTTTGCGCGGATAGAACGGTAATCAAAGTTAGGCTTCCAACCACTCTGTCCAAAGTAAGCCTTAACCAATACTTTTACTGCATCTGCCCAACCCTCAAGAGAATCACCCACCAAATATCTACGGGTCTTTTCTGCTCTTTTGACTGCGGGAAGTTTGTCAATGTCGTGCTTTTGTACTGAGTACCCAACTCCTGTTCCACTCAATAGTAGGAACATCGTTTCGTTGAACGCTCTGTAATCGTCTATTGGCAAATAAGAACAGTTGAATAGTCTTGTGTTATTTAATTCGATTGGCTTTCCACCAAATTGAAGTGACCGCATAGAAGGAAGTATCTTTTTATCGTAAACATACTGATATGCCCTTTCAATTGTTTCCGTGTGTTCGGGAAACTTGCGCAAGTGCATTTCTTTGTTTCTATCCACGAGCTCTTTCCAAGTCTCTCTTCTTTGTTTTTCTGGATTGTACTTGGCATATTTCATCCAAACTGTAATGTCCGATAATATTTTATGTTCCGTATTCATAAGTTAATAATTAAAAAAGTGTTAGTTGTTGTGGTTCAATTTCATCAATAATCTTTTTGCATTCGATACCGAAGAAATGATAATCTATTTGGTAATCTTCCCAGTTTTCTTTCTCCTCGAAGTAGTTACACTCTCGTGCAAATCCTCCTGCCAAAAGGCTATTGAGTCGTCCGTCAACATTTTGTTTGAACACGGAATCACCCGTTGTAGTTGGAAGAAAGCGCATAACTTTGCCAAGATTCTTGATAACCTTTTTACCTTCCTCAACCGTGTGGACTTCTGCATGCCAACCCCTAGTCGCCTTATATCTTCCGAAAAAATCATAAATGTTACGTGCATCAAAGATAGTATTTTTTATTGGAATTTTAGATACGAAATACTTCTCTAACGCCTTTGGTACAATCAGGTAAGAGTTGTCTTTATGCCAGTCTTTTTCTGTTTCAAAGATGCCTTTTTTCTTGACCTTGCCTTCAACTGACTCGGCTAAATAGTTATTAACATCTCGTATGACCATTTGTTTATACTTGCTGTCTTCAAGAATCAACCCCGTGAGTTTCATGAATCGCTGATTTATCTCCTCGATTCTTGCGATGCTGTTCTTGTGTACTCTTACTGTGAGACCATCTGTATTGATCTGTAACAGTTGAACATTCTTTACGTTTGTCATGTATGCCTCAGCCAGCATTGTAAGTAAGAGTTGTCCGTTAACTGTAATCCGATAGAAATAATACCTATCAAAGAAAGCACTTGTTGATTCTCCTGTCTTTCCAAAGATTCCATTCAGTGCAAGTTTTAATCCTGCTTGAACAACATCATCTCCTGCCTTCTGTGCCTCCACTCGGTCATCGAATATTCTTTT